CATTGTCGATCTCCTTTACTATGTCTTTTAGAAAACTCATTCTGTAACTGTCAATAATTTAGTAATAAAATTAGAACGCTTCATTGCACGTTCAAACCACTGTGCTTCCTTAATATCATTAAAGGTTTTGGTAAACGGATGCATACCCGCACCAAATGCCTTTTGATACTCAACAAGATAAATTGTTTTCTTCATCCAAATAAAAACTCCAGTGATGCTACTTTTTCGGGTTGCCACCCAATAACATCCATGATGACTTTTATTGGGTCAAGGAAGCTCTTGTTAAATTGTAGTTCATAGTCTACATGTTTGTCAAGTCCAAACTCTCTTGGAAATGTATTAAGATAACTAATGACATTCTCACCAATACGATTAGGAGTCTTTAGGTAAACAAATTTAATCTTTTCACCGTCTTGTATTAGAGGATACTTATGAGTCAATTTACCTTTTTTGTTATGGAAGTTATACAGCAATGCACCACGAACATGAATCGGTGTACCTTTACTGTAAACTGTTGATGGGTTCGACCACTTATTTATACCATTACATCCACGAGGGAATGAGATATCTTCAATCGGTAATTCATCAAAGTGTGCTTTAAAATCTGCTACAAACTTTTGTGCTGCTTCTTCATCTTCATTCATAATAACTGTAAGGCAGTCTCTGATTGAAGTTCTACAGGCAGCAGGTGTAGATGATTTAACTGCTTCGATACCCATGATCTTAAGTTTTGGTTGTTCATATCTAACACCTTCACTATCCCATACGTTAAGAATATAACGTTTTTTAGCAGTCCAGATACCCTTGTTAGCGATGTTCTCTCGCTTCATGACCATCTTCTGCTCGTATGCTCCTACGTACTTGGCCAACGCTTCATAAGAACTCTCAATATATTTTTCAAGTTCCAACTTACAGATCTTATCAAGGAACGTAACGATGCTTTCAGCAGACGCTTCTCTCCCTTTGTATACACTTTGAACCAAAGGACCGAGATTAAGATATATGCTATCAGTATCACTTGCAATGACATAATCCTCCTCTTGTGTTTTAAGTAACTTATTAAGATAGTCGTTCATTCGTTGTTCAATCCAACGAATACTTACCTGTCCTGATAGAGTAATTGCTTCAGCGTTTGCGAGATTATAATACCTAAAGTATTGATTACCAATAGCACCATAGGCAGAGTTGAGTTGAATCTTTCTTGCCATCTGGATGTTGTTAAACTTTGAGATATCTCTTTTAAGTTTAGCAGTTGGTTTTTTCTCGTCTTCTTGCTTGGCAATAAGCATCTTCTTTTTATATATCGTGCGTTCATCGTAGATCTTCTGCATCATTTCTGGAAGGAAACCATGCACGTCTTTACGATACTGAGCACCATTTGCACATACAGCAAACTCACCTGAGAAATCAATCTCTTGATTTAAGATCCTTTCAACGCTTGCACTGGGATGTCTAGTCTCCCAGAGGGTTTCTGGTGAGATATTGTATTGCATAATAAGATGAGGATACAGAGAGTTGAGGTCAAAAGAGACAACCCAATCATAGCATCCTGGTTTCGGTTCTTTAACATAAGCACCTGCGTATTTTTCATCTTTCTTAGATCCCTTTCTAGGGGGAACTACGATGTTTCTATCAGTTAGATAATTATATATCATCGTGTCCCACATGCGAACTTGTGAGTACACATCTTCAAAGTTTACTTTTGCATCATAAGACATAGTAATTGCTAGTTCTAGCAACTTCATCTTATCTTCAAGACGATCAATCAGTTCAACGTCTTGAATGTTATATTCCATAAACTTCTGCCAATCGGATGTGTAGAAGTCTTTGAAGTTTTCATACTCACTATGGTCAACCTTTCGCTGCCCAAGTTCAACAAAGGCAATGTGGTCGAGTCTGTATGACTCCTGACTACTGTAAGTAAACTTGCGATATAGATCGAGATAGTCCAGAATATTGATACCAGAGATATCGTAAGCATAATTCTTCCTTCCTTGGACATAAACTTCCCTCTCATTTGCTCTATTCCATGGGGATAAACTCTTCATCCATTTTTCCCCTAACACTCTATTTACCCTACGAGCGATGTATGGCATATCGTATAAGTTAACATTCCATCCTGTTAGGATATCTGGTGTATTTTCTGCCCACCACTTCAAAAAATTTGTAAGCATCTCTTGCTCTGTCCAAGAGACATTTAGTTCTAAACCTTCTGGTGCATCAAATTCTCTTGTTGTCCAACTATAATACTTCTTGGTCACCATATCTTTAATGGTGATAGACAACATTTCTTCTGCTGCCTCTTCTACATTAGGGAAACCATTTTCACATTGAACCTCAATATCCAAAGCGAAGATACGCATCTGACTAATGTCGTAACTAACTTCACTAGGAAACTGTTCCCTGATATATTGATACACAAATCTTTCATATCCGTGCACCTCAAAGTTTTCAACTGAATCATATTGTTTGATAAATTCTCTTGCTTCTCTAGCAAAACCAAACTTGACAGGTGTAACAGAACGACCATCAAGAGTTTGGAACTTCTCTTTTTTGTTAGACAAAACATAGAGGGTAGGAGAAAAGGATTCCCGATACTGTACGGGATTCCCATTTTCATACCCTCTGTATAAGATCGTATCACCAGCAAGTTGAATGTTGGTGTAAAAAGAACTCATAACTTTTTATATGCTTCCAGAAGTTTAGGTGATGGATCTAGTATACTCAAAACATTTTCTGATGTCAAGAAAATATCTCTTTGAGAACTGTATTTTGGAAACGGGGTAAGAACTTCTTCTCCCGTTACTTCATAGCACTTCTCAATAAGAAGACTAGGTTCCTCATCTAGTTCGGTTATAGTGCCGATTAGATACTCATCCCTCTGTTGTAGGAGTATCAACTTCACTACTTGTTGTTGTAGTTCTTCCTCCATCTGCCTCCACTAATTTGTTGTACTTTTCAATGACCTCTGGATAGGTCTCGTATGCTGTTACTACTTCTTCCATCTTCATCAGAATTTGTTTCTTAGAAGATAAAGGTGCCCATGGTTTAAAGAAAATTTCTGGATCAGTAACTTTCTGAACTCCCTCTTGACCTTCAGTTTCAACTAAGAGTCTAGGTTGATCAACACCTTCCAACCATACATTATATGGATGGTTAATTTGGAAAGCAACAGCAGTATCTGGTTTATCTTTAGTTGTTACCTCATAGAGATCACAAATAATGTCTTCACCATTTCTAGTCCTTACAATTCTTACACTCATAAAAAAATAGTTTACGTTTACATTATAAAAGAGGAACTGATTTTTGTCAATCCCTCCTATCTATATGGTAATTACCACACGCATTTTTGGTTCTAAGTAATTATACTTATAAATAATTTTAAATCACTAACTAATTCCATGAAAACATATCTATTCAGTATCGGACTCTTCGCTTGTGTTACAGCAGCAGTTGCAGTAGCACCACGTTTAGCATATGCAGGTCAAATACCGTATTTCATGTAATTACTTACCAATTCTTTCAACAGCAGCACGAGACTTTTCAAGAATCTCACCCTTCAAAGGAACGAATCCTAACTTACCTGCTTTATCTTGATACTCATCACTTAGTAATGTACTGAGTGATGTTTTTATTGCCTCGGTATTTCTACCGTTACCTGTTTCATATGCAAGAATCCAAGTCAATGTAGCAATAGGATATGCTCCTTCTGCTGTTGGGTTTGGATTAGTACCTGCAAGATTTTCATCAAGTTTAATATCATTTAATGCTTTAGATCCTGCATCTACAGATGGTTTTACAAAGTCACCCCACTTGTTTTGTAATGCAGCATCTCTTACAACGTCATCAATATAAGATTGATTCACATAACCGATAGCACCAGGTGTGTTCTTAATAACACCAGCAACACCAGCATTGCCTTTAGCACCAACACCAGTTGGCCAACCAACAGATTTTCCTACTCCTAATGTCCAAGTCTTTGAGAATGCTTGCATGGAGTTTGTAAATGCTGCAGTAGTTCCAGATCCATCTGAACGATGTGCCCAAGTTATTTTCTGGTCATCACAACCAAGTTCTTTCCAGTTGTTTATAATACCCATGGCAACTTCAACTGCCTGTTGTTGAGTTAACTTAAGATCACAATTAGGATTATTATATCCAAATGCGATAGTTCCACCTGTCATAGGTATCTGAACTAGACCACGTTTTACTTTAGCGATGTCACTATCTTTCATAGGATCA